GGTTTGAGGATCAACCCAAGGGCGTGCTGACCGTCAGCAAGCAAAAGGACGGCGAGGATGGCCTGAGATTTGGGTTCGAGATGGTCGAAATCGACATCGAGGACGAAGACAAGCCGAGCCTTAGCCTTGACGATACACGCAAGTCGCTGGCGGTACAGCCGAGCGATGAGGCGCTCCAGTCGAGGATGTCAGAGGCTAAAAAGGAAGCCCTTAACCGTCACGGGAAGGGTAGAAATCAAGCCATTGCGGTGGATGCGCTGGTTGAGGCAATTAATACTAAAGGTACACATTGGAAAGTTTCAGTGGGGACCAGAAAGTGCGTGAAATTAGCACAATGGAAGGCAGTATTTGCTCAAAAAATGGGAACGGATGAGGACGGAGATGATGCTTTTAGGATGGCCTGGAGGCGAGTTAGAAGTGACAAAGGAAGGCCATCAAGTGTAAGAATTGAGAACGATTGGGTTTGGATTGAGGAGCCGCCAAGGTCTGAAAAGCAGGACTTTTGAGGGCGAACAAATGGTGAACAAATCGTGAACAAATCGTGACGATTTGTTCGCAGGCAAACACCGAACAAATCGTCACAAGGCTATACATGTGACGATTTGTTCAGCCCCGATTTGTTCGGAACCGGGGTTTTTAAAGAGTCGCCGAACAAATCGTCGAGTCAGACAAGGAGTAGCGTTATGGCAAGTAGAGGAAGACAAAGAAAAAGGGGCGAGCTGCCAGCAGTCCAGAAGCTCGCGTTCCCTGAATCGGAGTGGTCGCGTTTCATGAAGGTCAGGCTCGTCGAGATCGATCAAGCGCAGGCCGAACATGAAGGTAAATGGGGAATTGAGCGTGTTATTACTTTAGTTCCTAGTGAGTTCAGGGAGCGTTTTTACGCGCAAAGCGAGAGAGTCTGGTCGGCGCAAGCCAGTCAGGATGAGGGAAAGTTCAAGGCGGCCTGCGATGGCATGGTCAGAGCCTTCAAGGCTATGGATGCTTGGGCAACGTCCGAAGGACTTGAGCCGATCAGCCAGGTCAAGGCGGTCGAAGGACAAACGGAACTCGGGATGATGGTCGTCGTCCAGGACGAAGCCGATGCCGTCCAGTACCAAGCCCTGCGACCAGACATTAAACAGGTTTGGACCATCGCAGAACTCAGCCGCTTGGTCGCCGCCGGAATCGGCGAGGACCTCTGGCGGCTCAAGCAGGAGCTGCCGGTGCGCGGGTTCGTTGCTGCGGTGCAGCAGGAAAGGCCGGTGGCGAAGCCGGTGGCGGTGGGTAATGGTTCCGGGTTCGATGATCTTGAGAACGATCTGGACATTGATAAGCCCGTCAACTTCCCTAAAATGTTTCATGCGCCGCCAGAGGCTCGCAAAGGCTGAAGGCGGGCTACCTATGCCTGAACCCAAAATAATCGCTTGGAGGCCGTTTTAAGATGCCTGGGACGCCAAAGAAGTGGGAGGACGTGAAGCTCCTCGAAAAGATGCCAGAAGACATGATCCTGACCATGATCGAGGCTGGCAGATCGATCACGGATATCTGCATCGATCTGGGCGTGAGCAAGCGCGCCTTCGACATCTGGGTTGAGCGAAACGAGCTTGAGGCTAAAATAGTGCACGCGCGCACGCGTGCTGCCGACCTGATGGCCTGCGAGACCGTCAAGATCGCGGACGCGATTGACGAGAACAATCCGGCGCGGCCTGTGCAACGCATCCGCACGCGCCAGTGGCTCGCCGAACGCTGGGATCCGAAGACCTATGGCCAGCAAAAGACGCCGCAGATCACGGTCAACGTCCAGGACATGCGCCTCGCGGCGCTGCGTCACGTCGAGGTCGTCGAGGACTTATCCACAGACGTGGTGCCAAAGTTATCCACAAAAGAGTGATTTCGTGCCCGCTTTGCCTAAAGATTAAGCAAAACGGGGTGCGGAAGGCCATTGCGACTTAACATAATGGTTATTGTGCGAAGTGGATTTTGTAAGGCGCGTGTAAGTAATCAATGAAATCAAGCACTTAGCCGCGCAGTCCGCAGCATCGTAGCCGCGCTGACTTGTCCACAGGCCGAGTAGCCGCTGGCCGCGTTCCGGGAAACCGGACGCCGGGCCGCTGGCAGCCGGCGGCGCGGACCCCCCCCGGTCGGCGCGGCGGCGGGGGCGACGGTGGCGGAGCCAAACACCTACCGAAACCCGCGTTCCTGCCCCATAATCGCGCTACCCACCCCCCACTACCCCCATCGCGGAAAAAGTGTCCAGCCAAAAAATTTCCCAGTTAGCGCCGCAAAATAACCCCTTCGTGGAATTCACGAAGCGTTACCACAGCAACCCGGTGCTATTTGTCCGCGAGGTGCTAGGCACCACCCCGGACCCGTGGCAGATTGAATTTCTCAATCACATCGCGGCAGGCAATAGGCGCATCAGCGTCCGTAGCGGCCACGGCGTCGGCAAGAGCACCGCTGCCGCCTGGGCGATGATTTGGTATTTGTTCTTGCGTTTCCCGGTGAAGATTGTGGTTACGGCACCGACGAGCAGCCAGCTCTATGACGCGCTCTTCGCGGAGGTGAAGAGGTGGGTGAAGGTTTTGCCGCCGGTGCTGGCCGAGCAGCTCGAGGTCAAGCAGGACCGGATCGAGATGAAGAACCTGAATAACGAGGCTTTTATCTCAGCCCGCACCTCCCGAGCCGAGCAGCCCGAGGCCCTGCAAGGTGTCCATTCGGACAATGTGATGCTGGTGGCCGACGAGGCAAGCGGCATCCCTGAGCAGGTATTCGAGGCTGCGGCTGGCTCGATGTCGGGTCATGCTGCCGTGACGTTGCTGCTGGGCAACCCGGTGCGCTCTAGCGGGTTCTTCTTTGACACGCACAACAGGCTCTCGGGTGACTGGATCACGATGCGCGTGAGCTGCGAGAGTTCGCCGAGGGTGAGCGCGGCGTACCTGGAGGAGATGAAGACCCGTTACGGCGAGGAGAGCAACGCCTACCGGATCAGGGTTCTGGGCGAGTTCCCGCGCAGCGACGACGACACGGTGATCCCGATGGAGCTGCTTGAGATGGCCATGGCGCGGGACGTTTCACCAAGCGCGCACGCGCCGATCATCTGGGGTTTGGACGTAGCGCGCTTTGGCAGCGACAAGAGCGCGCTCTGCAAGCGTCAGGGTAATGCTGTGCTGGAGCCGATTAAGACTTGGAAGAATCTTGACCTGATGCAGCTCACTGGCGCGGTTGTCGCGGAGTACGAGGTCTTGATGCCGAGCCAGCGGCCCAGAGAGATTCTGGTGGACTCTATCGGCTTGGGCGCTGGCGTGGTGGATAGGCTCAGGGAATTGGGCCTGCCGGCTCGCGGTATCAACGTGGCCGAGTCGCCCGCGATGGGTACTACATACCGCAATCTCAAAGCCGAGCTTTGGCACAAGGCTAAAGCGTGGCTCGAGGCTCGGGACTGCTGGCTGCCGAGGGATGAGTCATTGGTGGCCGAGCTGGCGACGGTGAGGTATAGCTTTACCAGCAGCGGGAAGATTCAGATTGAGGGTAAGGACGAGATCAGAAAGCGCGGGCTGGCATCGCCCGACCGTGCTGATGCGTTTTGCTTGACCTTTGCTGGTGATGCTGTGATCGGGGCTTATGGGTCGAGCATGGGGAGCAAGTGGAATCAGCCTTTGCGCCGCAACATTCCTCGGTTAGCATAGTGGTGTTGGCGGTGCAACGGGTTAGCGCCGGTGCGAGATGGTTTTTTTGTTTGGCGAACACTGCTTCATGTGGACCGCCAACACCTACTAAAGGAGCGCGATTATGAAGATGACTAAAGCCGAGAAGAAGATTGGCAAGGTGATGCGCGAATACAAGTCCGGCAAGCTGCACTCCGGTGGTAGCGGTAAGGTTGTGAAGAATCCCCGCCAGGCGATCGCTATTGCATTGAGTTCTGCCGGCAAGAGTAAACCGATGAAAAGGGGTAAGTGATGGCTGAGATGGAAATGGAAATGATGTCCTGCCCGCGGGCGACGCAGGACATTACGCTGAATCTGAAGAACCGTGGCGAGGCCATTGATTCTGCGAATTACGGCCCAGAGAACCCGAAACTGCCGAACACGGGTTTCTGGCGCGAGATGGCGAGCGAGTGGGATGTGAGCGTTGAGGAGGCGAAGACTGCGCGGTGCGGTAACTGCGCTGCCTTTAATCGCTCGCCTGCAATGCTTCAGTGCATTGCCAAGGGGGTGGGTTCCGAGGGTGATCCTTGGGGGACCATCGAGGCTGGCGATCTGGGGTATTGCGAGATCTTTGATTTCAAGTGCGCGGCCTCGCGTACCTGCCGGGCT